GCGGCCGGCCGGACGTGGTCGGCGCGCATCTCCTCAAGCGCGGAGCCGAGGACGAGCGGGAGAGCTATCTCGTCGGTGAGGGTCGCCTTGTTCTTCGGGTCGAGCCCCTCTGCGAGGGTGATTCCCTCGTCGAAGCCGACCGGGGGGATGCGGTACACCTTCCCGTTGATCGGCAACTCGAGCGGTTCGACGAGTTCGTTGTAGTCCTTGAATGGCACTGGGTTCTCCTGGGTGTGAAGGGGGTTACTGGGTGGTCTGGGAGGGGGTGAGGCGGCGGCCGGACCCAGTACCGGCCGCCGCCCCAGTCATCAGGCCCGCGTGTAGGGGGCCGCGGGCGAGGTGCCGGTCGCGTTGGTCGCGGTGACCGGGGCGCTGCCGGCGGATCCGGTGGGAATCGTGGCGACGATGACGTTGTCGGACACGACCGTGAAGGGGACAGCTGCGGTGCCGCCGACCTTCACGCCGGTGGCGACGACGGTCGAGGAGAACGCCGAACCGGTGATCGTGATCTGCGCACCAGCGGCGGCACCCGACGGGGAAACCGACAGGATCGACGGGACCGGAGGCGTCACCGTGACGTTCGCGATGTCGGCGAGGACGCCATCACCGGTGCCCGTGATCTGGATCTCCTCGACGTCCTTGTTGGTCGTCTTCGACGGCGTCCACGTGGGGATGATCCGCCCCGTCTTCGCTTCGGAGCCGTCGGCCCGCTTGTAGTAGCGGAAGTTGGCGCGTGCGGCATCCTCGAACTGGCCCTGGCAGGCGCGGAGGATCTCCTGGCCCGGATCCTTGACGCCCGCAGTGGACTTCCGGTTGATCTTGATGCTGAGCTTGAAGCCCTGCATCGTGGGCTCGTTGGAGTCCCAGCCGTCGGTGTCGTAGTCGGACGTGTCGACCAGGTTCGGGGTGACATCCGGCGTGAAGTCGATCATCCCGTTCAGGGGTACCCAGTTGACGCCGTCGGTGGAAACGTCGAGCTTCCAGTCGCGGGCGAGAAGGGTGATGGGTCCGGTCATTTGGTGCCTCCTCAGGCTGTTCAGGGCATAGAAAAAGGCCCGAAGGCCGCGGGTGTTACGGAAGGTTGGGTTTTAGTCCCAGCCGCCTGCAGGGCGGAGGCTTGTAGGTGGTTCGTCAACGTCGGCGAGGAACTTCGTCGACCAGAGGGAACGCATCGAGTCGTCGTCGTCGAGGTCGATGGTTCCCGCGAACCGGATTTGGACGACATTCGTGGCGCCGAATGCGGTGTGAGTGAGTCCGAGGATCGCAGCGGTGACGTCGTCGGTCAGTGTTGTGGCGTCGTCCGGATTGTTCGGGAGCCCGCGGGTGAGTGCCTGCACGAGGAACATGGAGAACGGGCTAGACACGTCCGCGATGGTCCGCATGATCCGCAGCGCCACGGCACGGTCAGGAACGGTGGGGAGTTTCAATCGCACGATGGCCGTGCCGGACGTGTACGGCACGGTCGGGTCGGTGAGGTACTGCCCGACACCAGCCGTCTGCAAGGTTGTTGCGAGTCCGTCGAACAGGTCGCTGGTTGCACCCACGTCAGAGCCCCATTCGTTGACGGACGACGGATATGGCTTCGTCGCCGTAGGTGAGCATCGGCTGGATCAGGAAGAACGACTCACCATGCGTGTGTGACAGCAGGGCACCGTACGTGGCCGGTCGGCGGAAGTAGATGCCCTCGTGCTGGTACAGGGCGTACGGGCCGGGGAAGTAGATGTGGGCGACGTGCTCACCATCGACAGCGCCGACACCGATCACACCGAGGCCGACATCTGCGGACCCTTCGAGGTTGCCGGTGATACCGATCGGGACGAGCGGCGCAACCTCGCCGTGCATGTAAGACATGCCGGCGAGGACCGCTTCGTCTGCTTTCGCTTCCATCTCGGCTTTGAGCTCATCGAAATGGAGGTCAAAATGCCATTCGAGGCCCATGGCGCCTCCTAGGTGAGTGACACCGCGAGATGGTCGGGCAGGTCCAGGTCGCCGGAGTCGTTCGCGTTGACCTTGATCACCAGAGAAGCGCGGCCCGGGGTGAGCTCGTCACTGTCGGAGTCGCCGAGGACAGTGATCCGTGACTTCTCCACGAAGAGGGGCGCGTTCAGGATCGACGTGTACAGGGTCGTTTCGGAGATCACCTGTTCACCGTTGGCGTTGCGCACGAGCTTGCGGGAGTCGTCCGCGAAACACTGAATGACCACCGCGGGGGAGGCGTATACGTCGCCGTTGGAGCCGGTGCCGAGCCATTTCTCCACGGAGGCGGTGTGGACGAAGAACTCGTCGAAGTCGTTGTCGCTCATCCGACAACCCAGGCGTTATTCTTCGCCAGACCTGCGTAACGGAGGATCTGAAGTGCGTCGGGGACGAGACCCTCAGCGGCGCGTTTCTTCGCCGCAGCAGCCGCCTGAGCGTCCGCCTGCGCGTACGTGATCCGGGCGGTACCGATCGACTTCGATTCCTTCACAGATGTCTCCACCGCGCCGCCGGCGTCGGGGTCCACCCCGAGTTTCACGAGCGCGGCCGACTGGCAGCACGTCGCGTCGTTGAACGCCTGCAACTGGGCTGCCACGGTCGGCAACCCAGTCGTGTCGGCGGCGTAGAAGTCGAGCTTCGTGGCGTCCCGCACCTGGAGGGACGCTTTCCGGAGCACAGAGGTGATGTTCGTGGGGGGAGCGTTGCCGGTCCACGCGGTGTAATCGGCGGACGTCGCGTAGACCAGCATCGGCTACTCCTTCTCGGGCGTCGCCGCCTGCAGGGCGGCGTCCTCTTCGTACAGTTCCCGCAGCTGCTTCTTGCGGGTCAGCTGTCGGGCGAGTTCGTCGTCGGTGAACGTGACCTGCGGGTCGCCGACGCCGAACAGTTGCGGGTTCGCGGCCTTGGCTTCCTTCTCCGTGAGCAGCGTGATACCAGGGAGGGGGAACACGCCGCCGTCGTTCGTGCGCGTGGTGAGGTACTTGTCGTAGTGCCCGTCGGTGACCGACTGCACGCCGCCCTTCTCGTTCTTGATGTACTTCGTCACTGGGCCACCTCCGGCTCCGGCGCCGCCTCGGGGGCGGCTGCGTTGGCCTCGACGCGAGCGATCTCCTCGGGCGTCATCGGCACCTCAGCCGACGTCTCGGGAGCGATCGCGACGGGGGAGACCTCGGGGTTCTCGGGGACTACACCGACCGGATCGGTGGACGCGACCTCATCGACGGGGTTCTCGGCGAGGGTGTGCAGGCGCACCGCATCCACGGCGGGATCCGGTTCACCGAGCAGCTGCGGGGATGCCTCCGCTTCCGTGACGTCCTCCCAGCCGGGGATCGGCGCACGCTCACCCGTTGGGTTGGGCTCGCCGGTGGGGAACTCGAAGTCGTCGGGGACCGAGTGCACGGCACCGGCAGGGTTGCGAACAAACCTGGTCATGATGATCTCTTCTCTCTACTGGGTGTGGTCTGGCGGACACGGAACCCACCCGACTTGTGGCCGGGTGGGAACCGAACCCGTCAGGGTCAGGTGAGGACGACGAAGCCCTTTTCGTCGCGGAGCTTCGCGACGCCGTACAGGCAGTCGACGGTGACCTGCACGCCCAGGTTGTTCGGGCTGTAGGACATGGTGACGCGGAGCACCAGGCCGGACTCGGGGTCCTGGATGGTGGACTGCACGGCACCCTGGCCCGTGGGGGCCTCGGGGAGGGCGCGGGAGGCGAACACGATCGCGCCCGGGTCGAACGCGAGGTTCTTCGTCGAGTTCGGTGTGCCGGTGACGACGGGGGTCAGCTGCGACTCGAGCAGCTGGATGCCGTACAGGTTCGGCAGCTTCGACCCGGTGACTCCCTGGTCGCGGTTGTCGTTGTACGCGAAGAACGACTGCAGGGTGCTGTCGGCGCGGAGCGCTGCGATGTCCTTCGTCGACGTCAGCTGGAACCGGTTGGCGGCGCCCACCTTGTTGTCGGTGAACTTCTTCGCCACCGCCCGCAGGGTCGCCGCGGACAGGTCCGTGCCGGACGTGCCGACCGAACCGGAGAACAGCGAGTAGGTGCCGATGATGTCGTTCTCGATCTGCTCCGCGATCGCGACGACCTGCGCCTTGATGTACGACTCCATGAGCACCGGCTGGGCCTGCGCGCGCACGAAGTCCTCCACCAGGATGGTGGCTTCCTTGTGCTTGTTCAGGGTCACCGTGGTGTCGGTGCTCGTTGGGGTCTGCAGCGTCACCGGGCTGTTCTGCGCCTTGTCGTTCGCGACGAGGGTGCCCGGGTAGGGGATGTGCAGGGTCGAACCGACCTGGAACGTGGCCAGGTCGCTGTCCTTCGTGACCCGCTGCGCGAGTTGGATGTTCGCACGGAGGATCTCGAGGGCGATGTTCGCCCAGATGGACGGGATGAAGGGGGCGGCGGAGGTGCTGTTGATCGCCATTGGTTACTCCTAGGTGAGGATGCGCCCTTCTCGCTGTGCGAGAAGGATGTCGGCGCGGTGGGCTTGGAAGAACGCAGGGTTGCTCAGTTGCTCGCTCGTGTAGACGACGGGCTTCGCGGCGCCTGCGGGGGCGCTTCCACCACTGGACCGTGGGGCTGCCGGGGTGTCGGTGCCCTTGAACGCGAGGAGTCGCTGCACGGATGCGGCGAGCTCTTCCTCGTTCTGGCCGACGAGCAGTTCCTCGGGCACACCGTTCGTCGCGGCCGTGCGTGCACGGAGCGCGTCGAGGCGTGCCTGCTGGGCGTCGGCGGCGGCCGTTGCGGCTGCCTCCTGCGCTTTCTGCAGTTCGGTCTTGTTCGCTTCCTCGATCTCGTCGAATCGCTTGGCCTTGTCGGCGTTCGCTTTCGCGCGCGCCTCGTTCTGACGGGCCAGCGCTTTCCACTTCTCGAGTTCAGCGATCGGGTCCGGGTGCTGCTCCTGCTGCTCCTCGGCACCCGTTTCGGGTGCGGCCGGTGCGGTGGTGGGCTGCTCGGACTCGGTTCCAGTGGTGTCGGACATGGTTCGTTACTCCCGTTTCGGGCATCAAAAAAGCGCCACCGTTTCGGTGACGCGTGCCGTAGGACCCCGGCTGGGTGGTTCAGCCCCCGTAGGGGGTAACGCTCAATGTGCCCATCGACAGGTCGAGTTGTTCGCGGCGCGACTGGCGCAGCAGGTTCAGATGTGGGTGCTGGGCGACGAACTGGCGCATCTTCAACTGGGCGGCTCTCACGTCCGCTCTCGCAGCGTTTCTCGCCTCTGGGGTGCGCGCATACTCGAGTTCGCGTTTCGCTACTCGGATGCCACGCTCGAGGGCACGCTGCTTCTGGGTGGCGTTGTAGGCGATCTGGTCGGCGTCGGTCCACTCCTGCGGTGTGCCAAGGTGTGTGCTGCCTGCGACGTACTCAGCGAGGTGATGTCGACAGTTCGGGTGGAACAAGCCCGCAGCGGTCGCGTCAGCGATCGACGGATGCACGCCGTCGGGGACAATGCACAGCACCACGTTCTGCCAGGGCAGACACAGCGGGCATGGGTGGCCGTCGTCGGACACGAACACGAGGTTCCCACCGAGCGACTGAATGACCTGCAACCGGGATGCGTTGTACGCCCTCGTGGACGCGGTCCTGACGGCCATCTCCACGTAACTCGAGAGTGCCCAGTCACGGCCGGACTTGTCGGTGAACCCGGTTACACCGCGGCGCATGAACTCACGCCACGCTTTCGCCTGCGCCTGATCAGGTGTGAACCCGTTCGGGAGGACCTGGCCGGCCGCGCCGGCGGGGTTGATGATCTTGTACAGATCACCGTCGAGCCGGGTCAGACGAAAGCGGACGTCCTGCAGTTCACTGTCGAGGTCGGCGCGGATCGCGTTCGCAGCACGAACACCGTGCAACTCGTACGGGTCGAATCCAGGGTTGAACTCCGGAGGCAGGAAACCGCCGTGGGAACCGCCCGAACCTCCGCCAGCGCCCGAACGGTCACCAGTGTGGGCGCGGACTGCTTCGAGTGCGTTCGATCGCGTCACAGCGGCGGTCAGCGCCGGGGTTTCGTCCGTGAGTCGTGCGACAACCTGCGACGCAAGCCGACGTACCAGGGATCGGGCCGTGACCGCGGACGCACCCGACGACAGTGCCTTACGGGCGATCCCCGCAATACCGGCGAGCAGAGTCGACTCAGCCCACAGGTACAGGGCGATCAGTGCCGCCTCAGCCTGCCGCGACTGCGGTGGCTGCTGCGGGTCCGACATCACGGACCCTTAGGCTGCGGGCCTGGGGTGAGCTTGTCGGTGCCCTTGGCCTGGTCCGGTGCGTTCTGGGGCGCCTGAGCCGTGTCGACGCCTTCGACGTTGACGCCCTTGACGCCGTACGAGTTCGCGTCGACACCGCCGGTCGTCGAGCCGTTCGCCGCCGTGGCAGCCCAGAGGAATCCGGGCTTGTTCTCGGGGAGCATGGCGTAGTCCTCGCGGATCCGGTCGACTTCGGCGTTGATCTGCTCGTCGTCCCAGTCCTGGTGCTGCACGGACACGCGCTCGTACAGCGAGATCGCTTCGGCGTTCACCAGGGCGAGGATCGTCTCTGCGACAACCTTCGGGTCGATCGTGTCCGTGTCGGGCCACTCCACATCCGGGAGCGCATCCCCACGGCCGGGACCGTTGAACACGAACTGGTCGACGTCCATCAGTGCCGCGTACAGTTCCCGCAACTCGGGGCGCACGTACATGATCGACGACTGCCGCGTTAGCGTGGTCAGGTTCGAGCGCTCGTTGACCTCCGTCGCCGTGACCGCGACCTCGCCGGCATCACCGAACGACTGGGGAGAGAACCCGCAGTCCTGGTAGATGCGGGACAGGAGGTGCGTGACCGTCTCGAGGTGCTCTTTCCACCGGATGTTCGGCTGGAACTCCTTGATGAATGACTCGACACCGCCCTTCCCGTTGGTGGCGGGGTTCAGCGACCCGACCATCTCACCGGTCTCGGTGAAGATCTCCCGGTCGGCGTCGAAGATTCCGCCCTGGCCAGCAGGACCAACCTCGATCAGGTTTTTGGGGACGATGATGCGCGCCTTACCGAGACGGATGTCGCGCATCCACGACGTGTACGCCTCATCCAACTGGTCGAGGAGGTCCTCAACACCGTCGAGCGCGGACTTGCCGAGGTCACGCGCGGCGGGGTCCTTGCGGAGGCGACCGTTCGGGCGAGCCCATGGCATGTACACGGCGGTGAGCTTCTTCGACCCCGTCGGGATGGAGCTCTCCGCGTCGACGAGGTCAGCGAGGTACGCCGCATCATCGTGCTCGGTCAGCGGCACGCGCCGCCCCAAGTCTTTGTCGCTGGAACCCTCGAACAGGCCG